GGTAACGCACCGGGCGGCCGGTGTCCGGGTCGGCGTGGGTGAGCAGGTGCATGGGCGCCAGGCGGCACAGGGCCATGCCGGCGACCGCGCCGGCGAGCGATTCGGTCAGCAGCGAATGGGCCAGCAGCATCATTTTTGCCCTCCGAACCGGCCGATGGCGACGATGACGGCCGCGATCGCCGCGCCCAGGATCGGCTTGGCGCCCGCGCCGATGAGCAGCGAGGTGATCACCAGCACGCTGCCGCCGACCTGCGCGTGGCCGGTGACGTATTCAGCCGCGGCGTGCCCGCCGGCCGCGCCGACCAGCCCGGCCGCCAGCACGGAGAGCATCGCGCCCTTCGGCGTTTCCGGCCCGGTGAGCACCAGCGCGACGGCCGCGCCGATGAATCCCCACAGCAGGGCGATGTACGGCACGCCGATCAGGGCGATCGACAGCGCTGTGATCGATGCGCCGGCCGCCTGCGCGGCTTGCGAGTGGTCTGTCACCGCTATCTCCTCAAATGTGACCCGCTCGGGTCGAACGGGTCGAGCAAATGCACCCCCACCCACAGCGCCACCCGCGCGCGCCAGTCGGTGCCCGGCAGGTAGCGCGCCAGGCGCTCGGAGACCGTCCACTCGCGCGGGCGATCGAAGAACACCACGGTGGCCAGCACCAGGTTGACGGCCACGTCGATGGCCACGGTCGCGCCGATCACCGGCAGCGCGATCGCCCGCACCAGGCGGGTGAGCCGCCCGGCTTCGCGGGCGCGGCGCAGGTTCATCGCGGCGAGGTACAGAATCCACAGCGCATAGACGGCGGCGAGCGCGCCCCACGCGATGCTCCCGAGCGGGGCCACGGTTACCAGCCCCGGCTGGCGTACAGCTTGAGCTTCCAGCTGGCGGCCGTGCCCGCGACCAGGCCGGCCGGCGTGCCGGCGTTCTGGATGCGGAAGTTGTTGTTGGTGCCGATCGAGGCGACCGAATTGCGCAGGATCAGGTGCACGCCGTTGTTGCTGTTGTCGGCTATGCCCTGGCTCACGTCCAATTCATCGCCGACGCTGTAGCCCAGTTCCGCGCTGGTGTTGACATACACCAGCCGGCCTTCGCGCGGCATGCAGCCGATGTTGTGGTTCTGCGTGTACACCGTGTTGAGCGCGTGCCCGAACTGCGCCGAGGTGTAGCGGCCCATCAGCGCGTACCAGGTGATGGCGGTGACCACGCCGCCGGCGACCGTGACCTCGCCCACGTACACGCGGTTGGTCTGCGCGGCGGTGGCGCCGTTGCCGACCTTGCCGGTCATCTCCTGGATGTTGAAGGTGAATTGACCGGCCGCGGTGCCGTAGGTGCCGCCCCACTGGTAGGTGGGCGCGAGCGTGCCGCTGCCGGCGGTGAGCACGCCTGCGGCGATATCGACGTACAGGTACATCGTGCCGTTGGTGCTCAGGCTGCCCCAGCTGAGGTTGGTGCCCTGCCCCACCACGTCGACCGCGCCGGTGCTGCCGAAGCCGTTGGCGGCGGTGGCGGTGAGCGTGCCGCTCATGGTCACCGTGCTGCTGCCGGTCGAGCCGCCGAAGTTGGGCAGGCCGTTGGCGTCCACCGGGCCGTTGAGAACAGTTTGACGCACCGGCACGAATACGTTCGCGCTGCTGACCGTGGGCCGGCCGATGGTGAAGAAGTTGCTGCCGTCGCAAAACACGATGCAGCCCTCGTTGGCGTTGACCGTGATGGTGGTGGCGGCGTCGATCTGCTCGGTGGAGTTGGGGTCGATGGTGATGACGCCCGAGCCGGTGTTCTTCACGTAGAACATGAAGCCGTCGAGCAGCGTGGCGGCGGCCGTCAGGCTCAGGGTGAAGGTGCCCGAGCACTTGAACATCTGCATGAAGTCGCTGGCCAGCACCGTGTAGTTGGCGCTCTTGGCCACCACGCGCGACTCGGACAGGCTGCCGCGCACGATCCAGCCGCTGTTGGCGGCGTTGCGCTGCTTGAGCACACCGTTGGTGGTATCGGCCCACAGCTGGTAGGCGAAAGTGGTGGCGGGCGCGCTGGCGCCGCTGTTCAGGCTGACAATCGCGCCGAGCGCGGAGTTCAGGTCGCTGCGAAAGGCCGAGCCGCCGGCGTTGGCCAGGTCGTAGTCGTGCTGGGACATGGAGATCCTCGAAAAGGTCGGGGTGTGACAAGGCCGCCCGCGCGCGCGGGCGGGGGCGAAGGCGTTAGGCTTTGACCGAGACCGCCAGCAGCGAGCAGGCGATGTTGTGGGTGATGCTGCCGCTGGTGAAGTCGAGCTTGAAGCGCGCGGCGCGACAGGTGAAGTCGGCCACCATGAACGGCGTCCAGGCGCCCCACACCGGCGTGCCGGCCGGGTTGTCGTTGGTGACGCTGGCGTAAAGCGTGACGTCGCAATCGTTGACGATGGAGCCGTCGATCGAGTCCCAGTCGTCGATGTTGGACACGCGCGCGTCGATGAAGTCGCCGGTGTCGGTGGCGGCCACGGCGATGTCGGCCTCGAAGCGCCGGGTGGCCACGGTGGTGCCGTCGTAGCTGTAGGTTCCGGTGAAGGCGTAGCTGCCGGATGAGGCCACGCCGCCCAGCGAGTCGAGGTCGGTGATGGCGTCGATGCTCGCCACGGTATCGATCAGGGTGCCGCTGTCGAGCTTGAGCGTGCCGGCACTGACCACCAGGCTGGTCTTGGTGCCGGTGAAGGTGGTGCTCTCGGTGATGGTGGCCAGGGTGGTGAGGCCGGTGACCATGCCCTCGGTGGCCACGAAGGTGGCCTCGGTGGCGCTGTAGTTGCCGTTGCTGTCGCGAAACTTGGCGAGGTAGGTGCCGGTGATCAGCGGCACCGTGCCGGATACCGACGAGCCGGCGAACTCCTGCAGGATGAGCGCGCCCGACCAGGTGGCGCCGCTGGTGACCGGTGCGTGGCGGATCACCACCCGGCCGCCGATCTGCACGTCGAGGTCGCCGGTCAGGTCCCAGGTGGCGAGCGCGAAACCGGCCGAGGCCACCACCGAGAAGTTGGCAACGTCCGCCGGCAGCGCGGTGAGGCCCCTGATTTCCACCGTGGTGGTGGGCGAGAAGGCCGACCGCACGCCGATGGCGTTGATGGCGCGCACGCGCACGTCGTAACGGCCGGGGGTGACGTCGTCGATCTGCAGCACGGTGCCGGTTTGCCAGGGGAACGCGAACCAGGTGGTGTCGCCGCTGGCCTTGTATTGCGGCTCGTACTGGCGCACGAACGCATCCGCGCTGGCGGTCCAGGTGGCGGTGACGCGGCTTTTGACGCCCGCGCTGCCGCTGGTGCTGTACAGGCTTTCTACCACCGCCGGCGTGCCGGGCGCCCCCACCGTGAACGGGCTTTGCAGGTTGGTGTCCGGCGCGGCATCGACCACGGTGGCTTCGCCGCCATTCCAGGCGTAACTGGCGGCGGACTCTTCGCGCAGGGTGAGGTCGACGCCGATGCCGTCCTGCGCGAGCTGCCACTTGATCACGCGGAACACTTTGGCCGACCAGCCCAGCTGCGACAGCGTGACCGATACCGTGTCCCACATCGCCAGCCCGAAAGCCTGGCGCATGTTGCAGGGGAGCACCACCGTCATGCCCTGGCGCGCTTTTTCAAGGTTGATCTTGGCGATGCGCTGCGCGCGCGCGGCGTTGATGGTGAACGGCAGGTCGATGTCCTTGACGATGGTCTCGCCGCCGTCTTGCGCCACGTAGGCTGCATTGATGACCTGCGGGAAATCGCTCGGCTGCCAGAAATTGGATGGGTTGGAGTAGGTGCCGCGCACGGCGTTGAACAGGTCGCGCCGCGACACCCGGGTGGTCAATTCGACCTGGCCGCGCAGGTCGCTGGCGGTGAGTGTCACCGTCGGCGCGGTGTACGCGCCCGGCCACAGTTTGAAGATGCCATTCGGATAGGTGAGCACCCCGGCGCCGGCGGAGAGCAGGTCGCGCAGGATGTCGAGCGGCCGGCGCGAGGTGTCCACCGATCCGTCGAGCACGTAGCGCAGCTGCGTCGTGCCGCCGGTGTTGATGGCGACCGCTTCGTCGCTGATGTTGGCCGCGGCGATCACCTGCGCGCTGTCGATCTCGTCGGCGGCTACGCCCAAACCGCCGGCGGTCGTCGGCGTAATCAGGTAATCGCGCAGGTTCAGCGCCCAGTTTTTTGTCCAGGCGGTCAGGCCGGTGCGGGGGTCGTAGACCTTTTTGCCCTTGATGGTGGCCTTGATGTTGGGGATGCCGCCGGGGTAGACGTCCTGGTTGTAGGTGAGGCGCACGTAGAGGTAGGCCACGCCGTCTAAGCGGTGCGCGGTCGTCCACTTGCCGGCGGATTCGGACACCAGGTCGGCGTCGGCCGGATCGCCCGCCGTGCCCAGGTGCACCTTGATGCGCGCATTGCCGGAGAACGCGCCGCTGGTGACATTGCCGCCGCTGTCAAGCGTGCCCACCAGTAGGTCGTTGAAGTAGATCTCGTCGACGGCCTGGATCTCGTGCGAGGCCACCGGGATCACCATGTGCAAATACTGGTTGTTGGGGCCGCCAACTTCGGCATACACCAGCGGACCGGACACCTGGATGCGGCCGTACACCAGGGTGCGCGCCGCTACCGAGGAGCGCACCACCTGCAGCCGGCCCCGCGCCTCGCTGGCAAAGCTGCCGGGGCCGTTGGCGCCGGTGTCGGACTTGGCGTCGGTGCCATTGCCGAGCATGCCGTTCAGGAGCGACGAAACCATGAAACTGGCCACCGCCGACACCGCGTAATACGCCAGCGTCCCCTCGACGAACGCCAGCCCGACCGCGATGGCCGCGCCGGCGTAGCTGGCCACCGCCATCACCACCAGCGGGACGGCGTGCGCGGTCGCCGTCCAGGCCAGCAGCGTCAGGCCGATGGCGATGGACCACACCGCAAGCGGACGCAGGCGGGTGCGCTGCATCACACGGCCCAGGCGCACTGCGCGGTGGACATGCCGACAAACACCAGCCCGGCCTCGCCCGGCCCGGCCGCCTGGGCGCCGATGCACACCGCCGCCGATAGCCGGTCTTCGAGCAGCACCAGCACCACGTCGCCACGTTTGGCGAAAGGGGCCGCGATGGGCGCACCGAGGATGCCGGTCCAGATCGCCTCGAGGCCGCCGGCGTCTGCCACCTTGCGCGCCGCCGCCAGGGCGGTGTGGTAACCGGCCCATGGCGCAAACACGTCGCGGCCGGTGGCGCGGCGCACCCATTCGGCGGCGAAAGCGCAGCAGTCGTTCTCGCCCCACACCAGCGGCGCGGCGCGGCGCTCCTCGATGAAATCCATCAGCGCCTCGGGCCAGGTTTGCACGCGCGCGGAAGGCGGCAGGATGTCGTCGTCGAATGCCATGGCGATCACGCGGAAGGCGCGGGCGGATTGGCCACGCCCCAGTAAAGGGATTTTTCGACCATCTGCGGCACGTACTCGAAGCCGCGGTCGGTCGGGTAGGAGGCGATCTGGTCTTCGTGGTTGTAGCGGCGCACGCGCGCACGCTCGAAGTCGGTGAGCCGCGATTCGGCATTGACGCGGATCGAGGCCGTGCTGCCGAGCGCCACCATCATGTTGTCCATGCGGCCCGACCACACCAGCACCGGGTCGGACACCAGCGCGCCGGCCGCGATCGCGCCGAACCATACCCGCGCGCGGCGCCCCTGGTACTGCTCCGTCATGCTCACGGCCACCAGGGCGGGCGGGATACCGGTAAGCGTGAACGCCATGCCGGTCGCGCTGCCGGAGTCGCCCTCGACAATCGCGTCGACGCTGCCGACATGGCCGGCGCCGATCCACGACTGGCCGTTCCAGCTGATGTCATGCCCCAGGTTGGTGACGTACACCGAGCCCGAATCGAAATCCAGCTGGATGAACAGCAGCGCGGTGAGGTTATCCCCCGCCAGGGCGGCCGACATGCCCGCCAGCAGGGAGCGGCTCATGCGAACACCTCGACCAGGTCGAACTCGAAGTCGGTGAACACGCCGGGCTTGGCGGTCCACTTGAAGTGCGGGTCCTGCAGGATGAAGGTGGCGGTGGGCTTGTCGAGTGTGACGGCGGCGGCATCCGCCCAGCCGGTGGCGGCGCGCACCGGCGGCTCGAAGGTGACGCCGGACATGACCCCGGACCCGTTGGCGGTGGCATCCGCCGTGGCCATCACCAGTTGCCCCGCCACCGCGAAATAATCGCCGGCCTTGAGCGTGGCATTGGCCCCGCAGCCGGCAAGCGTGACGGTATTGGCCAGCTGCGCCACCGCCCCCGACACCGTGACCCCGGACAGGCTGATGGTGCCGCGCGGGCGCGAGCGATGGAAGGGATACACCGCCAGCCGGTTGGCCTGGCCGCGCAGTTGCACCGCGAACGCCTGCAGCAGCGCGCTGTCGGCCTCGTTGCGGTCGGTATAGGAAAAGCGCGCGGTCCAGCGGGCACCGGGCAGTTCCATGGTCTGCACGCTGCCGTTGAGCGGCGAGGTGAACACCTGCGAATTGGCCTTCAGGCCCCACTCGACGGCGGGCAGGTTGGTGCGCGACAGGGTCGGCAGTGACAGGGTCGTCATGGCTTACCCCAGCGCGGCGGCCATCGAGCTGGCGCCGTTGCGGTTGAATCGCTGCGCCAGTTCGGCCATCATCGCGGCGGACTGCTGGCGCATCAGCATCATGATGGTGGCCTGGTCGGTGCGGCTGTCGATGCGCGGGGCGAAGCTCAAGTTGATGGCGGAACCGCCGAGCGAGCCGTTGGGGATGATGGTGCCGGCCGCCTTGGGCACGAACAGCTCGGGGCCGTTCTCGCCGACGATCGAGGGCACGCCTACCGGCGGGTCGCCGCCGCTGGCATAGCCGATCAGGTTCATGTCGGTGGTGGCATTGATCGAGCCGGTCACCCCGCCGCCGCCACCGCCGAAGAGTTTGCCCAGGCCGCCCGCGAGCAGGCCCCCCAAGCCGCCGCCCTCTTTCATCGCGTTAGCCAGTGGAGCAGTAATCGACTGGCGGATCTGAATGCGGATGATGTCGCTGATGATCGAGTCGGCCAGGCTCTTGAAGTCGAGCTTGCCGGTTTGCACGAACTTGACCAGCGCGTCTTCCATGCCGGAGAAGGCATTGCGGATCAGGCTTTCGGTTTGCGCGGCGGCATTGGTGACCATGTCGATGTAGCCGTTGAGCCCGTTCTGCATGCCGGTCTGCCACTCGCGCTCGAGCGAGCGGCGCTTTTCCATCGCGGGGAGCATCTTTTCCTTGAGAGCCGCCGATTCGGCGAGGATGGCTTCCTGCGCGGCGGGGTCGTTGGCCACCTGCTTGAGCGCCTGCAGCTCGTTGAGACGCAGCTGCTCGATGGCGCGCAGCTTTTCCTGCTCGGCGGCGGTCTTGCCGATGAGCCCGATTTCGTGCTCGATCTGCTGCATCTTGAGCGAGGACTGCTCGTTGAACTGCGCGATCGCCTCGTTGCTGGCGTCCTGGCGCTGCTGCTGTTCCTTGTAGGTGTCGGCCAGCGCCTTGGCCCATTCCTTGGCGCGCTTGTATTCCTCGATCTCGCCGGCGACGGCGAGGATCTCGGCCTTGTGCGCGTCGGTCAGGTCGGCCAGGCTGCCGGCGGTGAGCTTGTAGATCATCGCCTCGACCTCGCCCAGGCCGTTGATGGCGATCAGCTTCTCTTCTTCCTGCTGCAGCGCCTGGATGTACTTGCGCAGCTCGGTGTCGCGGCCGGTCTTGTCCTTCTCGGCGCGGGTGTAGCCCAGCTGGCGCTTGTGGCCCCAGTCGCCCTCGTCGCCCTCGCTGCCGTCGTCGAGCGGGTTGCGCACTTCCTTCAGGCGCTGCCGGAAGGTCTTGCGGTTGAGGATGGCGTCAACGTCGCGGCCGTACTCCTTGAGCATCTCGCCGGCCTGCTTGAAGTTCTTCGCATCGCTGGCGGCGAACATGGCGCCGAAGCCCTTGCCGACGATCTCCACCGCGCGGGCCACGCCATCAAAGGCGTCGATCACGAACGCGACGGCATCGGCCGCTGAGTTCGCCCACTCCTTGATGGTGCCGTCCTTGGCCAGGTCACCGGCCGCCTTGCGCATGCCGTCGGCATCCTTGATGGCATTGAGCATGGCGGTGGCGAACTGATCCATCGCCGGGATCAACTCCATGGCGATGACCTTGAACACCGCCTTCTTCTGGCTTTCCAGACGCACCAGCGTCTTCTCGTAGTGCTCCGCCTGCGCGGCCTGCTCGGCGGTGACCTTGACCTGCAGCTGGCCCTCTTCGGCCAGGTCCTTCAGGAAGGGCAGCATCTGCGCGCCGGACTTGCCGAGCAGGTCCATGGCCAGCGCGGTCTTGCCGGCGCCGTCCTTGAATTCCGACAGTTTCTTGGCGACCTCCTCGATCACCTCGCCGGGGTCGCGCAGTTGGCCGGTGGCGGTCTTAGCCTCGATGCCCAGGTAGGCCAGCGCGGCGCCGGCGCCTTTGGTTTCCTCATCGGCGGCCATCAGGCCCTTGCTCATCTTGGTGACCGCGTTGGTCACCTCCTCGAGGCCGACCCCGGCCATCTTGGCCACGCCGCCCCAGCTGCTCAAGCGCTCGACGGTGGTGCCGGAGATCTCCGACAGGTCGTCGAGCTTTGCGGTGGCTTCGACGGTCTGGTCGATGAAGTTCTTCATCGAACTGAGCGCGAACGCCGCCCCGATGCCCGCCGCCGCGCCGACGACGTACTTCTCGGCACGCTCGGCGAACTGCTTGGTGACGTGCTCCGCCTTGGTCATCGCCTCGACGAACTTGGCGACGTCGGCGTTCAGGTCAACGGTGAGCGATCCCAGACTGCCGGCCATGAGGTCTCCTGCTTGTGCTGCGGTGGATCAGCCGCCCGCGAACATGCGGTCGAAGGCGGCTTCCTGTTCTTCCGGTGCGGCGTCGACGACCGCCGGGCGACGCTGGCCCCACGGCAGCACGTCGTGAAAGCTGAACGGCTGCGGCGCCTTTTTGGCGTCGCGGTTGACGTTGTAGATGGCGGCGGCGATGCCGCCCTGGCGGATGTCGTCCGCCGGCGCCCCGAAAGGCTCAAGCTGCGCGTATTGCTGCCAGTCGGTGATGTCGCGGCTGGTGAGGACGCCCGCCAAATAGCGCGGATGCGGCACCCCGAGGCCCAGGCACAGCCGGAACATGAATCTGCGCTCGGGGTCGCCGGCTAGGCGTTTTTTGCGTCGCCCTCGGCGGACTGGCCCAGGCCGGAAAGCTTGAGCGCGACTTCGGCCAGGCGGTCGACCACCGCGGCGGACTTGGCCATGAGCGAATCGATCGGCGCGGCGACGTTGAGGCCTTCGGCATCGCTGAACATCGGCGCGCCGTTCTCGTCGACCAGCGCGCGGGCAAGAATCGCCCGGCGGAACACCCGCCCGCGCTCGATGTCGGTCTTGCCGTGCGTGAGGGCGAAGACTTCCTCGCGGTGGGTGGCGGACAGCTCCTGCACCAGCACGTCGCCGCCCCACTCGGGAA